ATCTGCCAAGATAATGTGCAAGCATTCGCAGTTCGATACCGCTTAAATCAGCACCAACCATTATCTTTCCGGGGCTGGCTGTAAATAGTTCTCTAAACTCTGGACCGGCTGGTACCTGTCCAAGGTTGGGGTTTCTGTGTGCACATCTAAAAGTGTTAGTTGCCACAGAGCAATGGTGATGTATTCGGTTAGACGTCGTAACAAGCTTGCGCCATGCGTTCACGCCTTCTGATATCATCCCAAGCTTTTTCTTTATCGTCAAACATTTCGCACATAACCTCGAGAAGGGAATATCTATCTCCGTCAATATAATCTCGTCGATAATTGGTTTCCCAGTCGTGGTGGTCTTGGTCAGTTTGACATTCAAATGAGTCGTCAGAATCCATGCTATATGGTCTCTCGATGTTGGGTTAAACTCCTTTATTCGTTGTATTTCACATCCCGCTCTGTATCCCTGTGTTGAGTTATCTCGTTTAGGAGTGAACAACGGTCCTGCAACGAAAGGGAATTGTCCGCAAAGTATTGCTTGAGTTTCTTCCATCTCTCGTCGGAGAGATGACTCAAGTTGCTGAGCTTTTTGTTCATCAAAATACCATCCATGTATTTCTTGCTTAGTAAGTATGTCCTGAACTCTGTGCTCTAACGCGCACCAGTCAGGTAGGGGCGAAAGTGGTCGCATAGTTTAGTTGTTACTTTTACGTCTTGGACCATGTAGTCCTGCATTTCTTGACTCCACTCCTTCCAGTCAGATGTTTTACCAAAGTCTCCTTTGTACTCACCTAATCTGTAGCCATATGCTTCGAGTGAATGTCTACCGTATAACTGTAATGGCATGTGTCGCCATTGTCTTTTCTTATCTATCTCCATAAGGTTCGGGTGGTACAACCTAGATAGTATAAGAGTATCATAAATATCACCAGTATAATCGTTGCTGGTACCGAGCTTCCGAATAACGGGGAGATCGTAACCAACGATATTATGCCCAGCAATGCTTGGGCTTTCCATAATCTGATTGATACCATCTTGGATTGAACCGGACTGTTCACCCCTATTGTTAAATACATAGGAGGTTTCCGTCTCGGTATCGAAAGTGGCAATGCAATGTATTGTAGAAACGTCATTTAATAGTCCGTTAGTTTCAATGTCAAATACGAGCATTTGATTTATATGTCTTGTCCTTAAACTTGGCACGCTTTTTAGCTGCCTTGGTAGGAGGGTTTGGTTTTATCAATCTATCCAGATCAGAAGTCTGTGCTGGGATTGAAAACTGCGTTCTTAGTTTCATTGTACTTACAAGTGTTGTTGTCATATTGTAACGAACAAGCCACTCCGACTTCACCTGAGTAACGATTCTTCAACACGCGTAATGTAGTAAGGTCTTGATCTTGCGATTGTTGATCGCGTTCTAAACCTAACACCATATCGCTCAACTGAGAAATTGCAGCCGACCCGCGTAGTTGACCAAGTGTAACCCTTGCGCCTTCCTCGTGGTTCTTGTCTGTTTGTGTCCGTCTCAAATGAGACACTAAGAATAAGCTGATGCCAGTACGTTCAACTAAACTTCGTAGCTTAGTCATAGTAGTGTCAATCATTTTACGCTCATCTCCATCTAGTCCTGATATGAGTATTGATAAATGATCTAAGAAAATGATCTTAGTCTCGAGAGCGAGTGCCATGTATTCAATACGACTATAAATAATATCAGGGTCAGCACTTCCAAAGTGGTCGTACAGGTAGAGTTCCCATCCTTTGAGCGTATACTCATATGCTTCTAATAGTGTGTCCTTGGAATGTTCTCCAAGATGTAATGCTTTACCAGCAGCTACCGACATAAGTCCTAGTGCTGTTCTTCTGTTACTTTCCTCCAGTGCAATGTAGCCAACCTTCTCTCCTGTTTCCAGTAGATGTGTAGCTAGTTGCCGACAGAACGTAGATTTACCTTGCCCTGTCCCGGACGTGATAGTAACTAACTCTCCAAACCGTATGCCATGACTCATCTGTTGCAGTCCTGCAAAAGGATATTCATAATCACAAGGTGGTGATGGGTTGGTAACAAGTTCTAATAATGATTTGCCCTCAACGATTCCATCCGGTCTGTAAGTCTCCGCATTCCATATTGCTTTTCTAATTGCTTCCGTATCTCCGGCTTGTAATGCATCACTCGCATCTTTATACGGGTCTGCCAGATTAGCAATTTTAGCTGTCCCTGACGGTAAGAGAGCAGCCACTTGTTCCGTCGCTCTGCGCCCTGCCTCGTCTTTGTCAAAGAATAATATAACTTCTTTGTAACCTTGGAAGAGCTGTAGTTGTTTCTGAATGTCTTTCTTTGCCGACGCTGCGCCATGTGGTAGCGAGACGTGTGGCCAATTTGGGTAGGCTTCCCATCCCGAGGCTGCATCCAGTTCGCCTTCATAAACAATAATTGATTTACCGGTAGAAGGAATGAGATGCTGACCAAAGAGAGTGTCAGTGCTAGTTCCTTCATACTTAAACTCTTTTAGTTTATTTTTCGTCTTGAAGCCTTGAAGAACTCCGTTGCTGTTGAAATAAGGGAAGCGTAAAAGTTCTCCGTCTCTGTAAATTTTGTAGTGCTCGCAAGTTTTCTCACTGAGCTTACGTTTGTTGAGTCGTTGAGCTGACCCTTTGAATTGGGGCACATTTGTAAAGGTGGTAATTGTTTCTTCTTCTTCGCCACGTGTTAAGTTGTGGCAACTAAAACAAAATGTATTTCCGTCTGAGTATACTGCCTTAGCATCAGATGAACCACACACTTCGCATGGCTCATGTCTTATAAACTCTGCTGTCATTTTAGCCAGTCAACTGGAATACAATGTGCAGCGCACCATTTAATACTGTAACGCTCGCACCATTTTGCGTAGGTTGTCTTGGACTTCTTCGATATACGTTTGTAGGGGTCTTGAAAGACCATGCGAAGATCTATTGTTGGGTTGTCCTTGATAACTTGTCTAATTTTACGCCTAGATGGTGGGTCCCAATACCCTTTGACCTCTAGGATTACTCCATTGTTAGGTAGCACAAAGTCAGGAGTATAGCTATGTTCAATCGTATAAGGATAGGACGTCTCCTCATATTCATAGTCGACGCCCAATGTTACCAACAGGTCTGCTACCTTTTCCTCCAGACCTGACCTAAAAGTCATCTTCTAACTCTACTGAGCTAGGTGTTGTATCAGGTGTTACATTTGGCTCTGCTGTTTTGAAGCCTGCTGTACTGCCAAATAAGTCAGCAGCTCCCTGTTCATCAAGGTCGCCTGTGTCTACGCCTACTTCTGACTGTACACTTACAATCTGTACTCCAGATAGTTTGAGTGATGTGCCGTAAGTTACACCGTCCCTGAGAATGTAAGGTTTCTGTGTAAAACCTAACTTAACTTTACTGCCTGCATAGACTGGAGTGTCCATGTCTTTTACAGGTGTACCCTCTGTATCTACAATCGGTGGTCTTTTTTCATCTGACCATGAAAACTTAATTGTAAACTTACCCTTTGATACCTCTTCCCATGGTGTTGGTTTTAAGGTAGCTCTTCTTGGATTCTTGAGCTTGCTTTCTGCCCACTTGAGGCAGTCTGTTCTTTCCTCTTCAAGTTTGTTTACTAGCTCCTCTCCAACAATAGCTTTGAGTGAGTAGCCAAACTTGCTTGGTTTTAATATAGCCTGATAACCTTCTAAGGTTACTGGCTCTTGAGTTACGTGAATACTACGTGACATTTAACAAAAGAAATAAGTGGAATCAATTACCTCGGACGCATGTAGGTCTCCGATAATCGGTGGTTCAGTCTCTGCTCCTATTGCTAGGGCAAAGTCAGTTAGTGGTTCATGCTCTGCGAACAGACGCATGTAAGTCTCTCGTACAATAGTTGAGAGAATACACATATCAGTAGCTCTACATAAAACTGAGTCATGTATTAGAGCTATCGGTTTATCAAATTGACTTGCTGCAAAGTGTAGCAGCGACGCGTCAAGTGAATGAATAAGATTAGGAGCCGTGGCGTTCTTGTGATGTTTTAAGTCTACACCGACCTCTGCACCTTGGACGTTAATTTCGCACCGTCCCATTAATTGTGTTCTTATTTTTATAGGTTTGTCGTGTTTCATCAGACGTTGTACAACAGGAAATCCAGACGGTGTTGTCCATCTAATTTCTGGTGCACCTGATCTGATAGCACGTGAGATCTCTGTCTCTATCCATTTCATCACTTGCATGGGTCCGGGAACAACAATATTCATAGCGTCCCTGACAGCCTTTACGCATTGTGTTAGTTCTTCTTTGTCAACTTCTACACCTTTTTCTGTAAATGCATCTCTGATGTACGATCTGTTGCTGAAAGGCTTGGCATTGTAGGGTATGGTCATAACACAACGTTTGGTTACTTTCCTATCCCAATATGGTCTAAGTCTTTCAGGTATGTGGTCTACGCTTGTTTCTGCGATAAGTTTATAGGCGTCTTGTGGTTTGTTTGAGCCGACCACATTTACAATTTTTGCTGTTGATTTGTCCTTAGCTAGTCCGGCTAAGATTTGTAAGCCACTGCAAGTAGCGTCGATTGCGACGGGCAAGTGTGTGTGAAAGCGATGCTCAAAGTGTAGCTCGCAGAACTCACAGCAGGCAGCCAAGAATTGCCAAGGCTCGTCTGCATTTTCCCAGTCAGCAATGTTCTCGATAGGATTGTAGAACACACGAGTAACTAAATTA